TCAAATTATGATACTCACGATGGAAGTGAAAAAGAAGAAACTATTGATAAACCTTTTGGTAACACTTGGGATTTAGGGGATTTAAGAGGTGAGCATCCAATAGTTGATGGAATGAAAACTTTTAAATGGATTTGTAGGAATACATTTTACAATTTTGTGTATATGTTTGAAGAGATAAGAGAAAATGACAAAAATTTCTTTTATTTTCAAGTGAAGCTGTTTGGCTTTAGAACACATTGGGGATTTATACCTTATGAAAATAGTGTTAGAAAAGGTAGGCTTTGCTTCTTAACTGAAGATTTAAAATATATAGATAAGGAACTTTTAAAATGAACTTAAGCAAACACTTTACATTTAATGAAATTACAAATACATCGCATACAGATTTAATCGAAAAAAATCGACCTGAAGCAAAAGAATATTTAGATAATTTAGTATCTTTAGCAAACGATATTTTAGAGCCTTTAAGAGATATTTTAAAAGAACCTATTTATATTAATAGTGGCTTTAGAGGTGAAGCTTTAAATAAAAAAGTAGGTGGCTCAAAAACTTCACAACATAGTCAAGGTGAAGCGGTTGATATTAGAGTAAAGTCTAAAACAGCAGAACAACTATTTAATTTAATTAAGCTAAATTTACCTTTGTTTGATAATAAAATAGGTCAAGTAATCTTAGAAAAAGTAGGCAAATCTGAATGGGTGCATATCTCACTTAAAACAGATAGATATAAGTCTATTTTAAAACAAAGATATGGAAGTGATAAAACAGTTTTTTTATTTACAGATGATGGCAAAAACTATAAGATAGTTTAAGTGAAAAACAAGGATAGTTGATATAATATTCTCTTGTTGGTTTGATTTTTTTCATCCTGCAACCTTTTAAGTCGGATTAAGTTATAGCGGATTTTCCTCCCCGCTATTTTATATCTAATAAAAGCTCAATATCTTGAATAACATTAGTCAAAACAGATACCGTTTGAATTTTACTATCTTCTTTATAATTTGGACTTTTTAAAATATCATCACATTCTTTTTTATATCTTTCAACTAAAATTTTTAATGATTTAACTATTTTGTCGTTTTTTGTCATTTTGTCTTCCTTTTTCTTAATTATAAAACACTATTTAATCAAAGTCAATTAAAATGGTGTTGTGTTGGTTTAATTGTTGAAGAGGTGCTACTTATTGTAACATTAAAACATTATTTGTATTGATTGATAATTCAGTTCCAATTTGTTTATACTCTTTTGCTGTTTCAAAATCTACACTATCATCTTTTTTAGCTGTATATCCATAGTTAGATGGTAGCCAACCTCTTTTTTTAGCTACATAAATATTGAACTTTCTTAGCAGCTCCAAATCATTAAATACAAAGTGCATTGTCCCTTTCTTATAAACTGTAATAGTGAAATATCTTGTTTTAATATTTTTACTTTCTCCATAAGATAAATTTACACTAACTATTTTAGATGTTTGTTTTGTTGAAAGCTGTTGATTGTTATAACTATATTTATCTTTATATTCTAATAGTTCATTTTCAATATTCTTATCATCAAAATAATTAAACACTAAATCAATATCATCTAAAAACTCTTGTTGGTCGCCTGATAAACTTGTAATTCCAATCCAACCAACATAAAAAGGTAATATTATCTTTTTATTTACTTTGTAGGCTTGATTTGTTTTCCAACCATTGTACAGATGAATATTTGCTTTATATTCATTGTTGCCATTTCTAATATCTCTAAATGCGTGTTCTGTGAATTTATCAAACATATCATTAATTGCTTCATCTATCATCTTAGGATATTCAAATATTAAATTTTCAATAAAAATCTTGATATTATTTTCTGTGAAATCCATATTTGCATACTGATTTAACTTAGAACTTAACTCTCTTTTCTTTTTTGATGTAAGCTTAGAACTAATCTCGTTTAGTTTCATAGCTTCTAGCCAATAATCTCTTTTTAACTTAGTAGCAAAATAGTTTAATTTGCTTTTCATAAGCTCTGTTAAATCTTTTGTTTCTTGACTAACACTTGAGCTATGTCTTTGTATATCTTCTCCAACTACTGCTAAAGTTAAATATTTACTAACTTTTTTAAAGTTCTTGTAAAAGTCCATAATTTGATTTGTAATAGCTTCTTTATCTTGGTTATATCTTAATACTATATTTGTAATATTATCTCTTGTGGCTATTGCATTGCTTTCTTTTAAGTCCTCAAATTCATCTTCACTTGAAGTCATATTATTAAATATTTCAGTTTCTACTTTTTGATATTTTTCAATATAAATTAAAGCAGTTTCTACACCTGTTTTTCTTTCAGCATCAACAAAAGCGTTTTCTATGTATTCTATTGAAGCATTTAATTTATCTAACTTTTGAATTAAACTTTTTCTACTGTTTGAAAATGGATTTTTAATTGTTTCAGCATTAAGTAAACATACTATTTGACCGCTAAATAAAACATCTAAAGCCTTATGTAAGTGCTTGTCTCCATCGCTAAATGGAAAGTTTGCAATTATCAAATCAAACTGCTCAAGTCCGTTGTATGCTAAAAAATCACTATCTATTACATTTATATTTTTTAGTAATAGTTGGCTTCTACAGTTGTTGTCTATTTCAATAGCACTTATATTATAGCTACTGTGTCTATTCATATCCCTATTGATATAATCTATTATATGCCCCAATCCAGCACTAGGCTCTAAGATGTTTTTTATTTTTTGATTTTTAAAATCAACTTTTGATAACATCTTTTTAACTAACCATTCAGGCGTTGGAAATAAATCGGGATTGTTTTTAAACATTTTTATCCTTTTCTAGCAACTCTCTATAATAATTATTTATTGAGAATTCAAACGCACATAATCTAATTATTTCTTCTTTGGTATATCTATTGCATTTGTTGTTAGTATCTCCAACATATTTAAAATTATCAAAATTATCTATTTCAATATCTTTTACATATCCATCAAAACAAAAATACTCATCTTCATTTATTTTTTTAATCATTGCCCTTGTATAATATGTTTTCATTGCAAAAGGTACATAGCAAACATCATCTATTTTTATTAAATGTTGTTCAATATATTCTAATCCTAGTTTTGTAAAAAATTCAATATTTTCATCTAAGTATTGACCGCTTGTTTTGTTCACGTAATCCCCTCTTTTTTTCTTAATCCCATTTTATCAACAAATTAAAAACATTAAAAGCTTTTTAACTTATTTTCTTAAAAACTTTTATTTGGTGTTACTTATTATAATCTTTTTCTTTTTTATTCAAGTTGATTCTAGGTATTCCATTTTCTTTAGTTGTGTTGTAATATTTTTTCCAACACGCGTTTGATGTTCTTCCCAGTTCTTTAGCTATTTCCTTAAATGATTTCTTATCAAATCTTAGTTTAAATAATAACTCTATATCAGCAGAAGTCCATCCTTTATCTTTGTTTGTTGCTTTTTCTATTTCTTTTTTAACTTTGAATCTTCTATTGAAGTTTTTTTTGTCGTAATATTCTTGTTTTCCATTTTTCCATTTGTTGGCTTTATCTCTACAACTAACACAGCAATAAATATTAAATTCTCTAGTAGGTTGAAATTTATTATCACATTCAACAAATGCACATATTTTTTCTTTTGGTTTTTCATTTAAACTTTTATAATATAAATGTTCTTCACTTTTACACTTTTTGCACACTGAAGATAAGCCATCTTTATTTAATCTATTCTTATGAAAATGCTTTTCTGAAAACATATAAGTTGATTTACATCGTGGGCATACTTTAGTCATCAAATAACCCTTGTTCACTACCTTTTGGGTGTATATAGTAATTAAACTCTATATACTCGCAACTATCTTTTAAATCTACCTTTTGATTAAAGTTATCGCTTTTTGGATTAAAGCAAATAATCCCCTTTTGCTTGTTCTCGCAAATATAATCGCACCACTTACAATTATTTCTATTTTCCATTTTTTAACTCCTTAAAATTTTCATATCCACTATTAACACACACCAACCCATCTGTAAACCAAATGCTATTATCATATATAGCTTTTATTTGAGCTTCTTCATCATAGTTAGCAATCCAACGTTTACAATCTCTTTGCTTTTTACAATGCTTATATTTTATTACGCAGTAGGTAAAATCATTTTTCATTTTCTAGCTCCTGGACTAACCTATCTAAATACCATTTAGCTTTTTTCAGCTCTTGCAATTCATCATCTTTTTTACCAAATCTACTTAGATATTTAAGAGCAGTAAGTCTTAAATGACCTCTGAACTCTTCTGGTGTACTTTTTGCTTTCATATAGTCAATAGTTTCAATCCCACCTGTTTTATAGTGGTCTGGATTTATATGGTCTTTTCTCATCTCACGCCTGCCCAACTATATCCGATATTTCAGCCATTCCTTCTTCAATTTGCTTTAACGCTTCTATATTTTTATCTCTTGTACCATTTAGTTTAAATTCAATCTCTTTGATTAATGCTGTTTTCTCATTAAATTCTAAATCGCTAACTTTTATACTATCTAAAAGCTTAATTAGCTCTTTTGGTGTCTTTTTGCTTAAATCTATCATTTCTTTTCCTTTAACATTTTTTTCCAATATTTGGTTGCATCCAACCACCCTTTTTGAAATTTTTTATCATTAAATAAATCCATATAATATTTAGACTCTTTTATGTCTTCATTCATTAATTTAATTATTTTCTTCTTTTTCATTTTATGTCCTCGTAAATTTTTATTACTCTTTTAACTGGTTCTAAATTTTTATTAGCACCTTTATAGTGCTTTAAAGCTTTTTCTAAATCCCCATTATATTTATTCAACAAATACTCTAAAACTAAACTTCCAGCGTATAAACTGTTAATATTTTGATGATTTATTTCATCAATCTCATCAACCCAATATTTAGTTTTTAATCCACATATTCCAGTCGTGGATTTATCAAACTTTCCTTTATGTTTTACTTCATAGTTAAGACTTGACTCGGTAAAGCATAAAGCTAAAGTTAAGATTTTTAAATTATTATCTATGGAAAGAAGATCCTTTAAAAGTTTATTCTGTTCTAAATCACTCTCTAAAGTATCAGCGTACTTATTCATACTTTCAAGCATTTCAATATAATCATTATTAGCTTTGTTTAAATTTATAGCCACTTGCATAGCTTCAATCTTTTTAATTTTTTCTTTTTCAACGTCATATTTTAAACCTATATTCCAGCCTACCAAAATAAGTATTGTATAAATTGCCATAATGGCTTTTATGTCTCTATTCATTAATAATACCTCGTTAATTGGTTTAGTTGTTTGTTTATTTCGATTAATCTTTTTATAATTAATATTTTCTTTTGGTTATTATTCATAATCACCCCTCTATGATTTCAATCACATCTGTAAAATATCTATAACAATGCTTTTGTAGCTCTTTATATGTTTCGCTCTTTTCTAGCATAACTAAATCGTCCAAAGGTTTAATATCTAATAATAAACTCTTTAATTCAATAAAGTTTAATTCATTAACCATATATTCTAAAGTTATAATAGTTAAGGCGTATGGATTCCATTCATTGTTACTAAAATGCTTTTCCCCTAAGTCTGTTATTTGCTTTAGCTTATCTCTTAAGATATTAGCCTCTTTAGTTTTTAATCTAGCCTTTTTCATTCCTTTGCATTTTTTGTAAATTCGATAGGCGTTTTTATACCACCAGTCGTCTTTATTTTTTTCTGCTTCTTCATCTTCTATTATAGATATAGTGTATATACCTAATAGGCTTCTATACGCTAGTATTTTTAAATCGTGTGTCATAACCCAGTACTCCCAAATCCTCCGCTACGCTCATCTTCTGTTTCAATACCGAATAAATATGTTTTATGCTCTTTTATCATTATTTGAGCTATTTTGTCACCTTTTGAGATTTTATAATCATTTTCATATACTATCTCGTTGATTCCACCTTGAAAATTTTGAATACGCAGTTGATTTATATCCATTGGATTATGCAATATAATCATAATTTCATCTTTATAGTCTAAATCAATAATTCCAGTTCCCGCTATTAAGCCTTTTGCTCTTAAACTACTTCTTGGCTCAAGTTGTAAATAATGTCTATGCATATTGTTTTGTAAATAAATTGGCATTTTATTTTTGTCTATCTTTACACCAAGTGGAATAAGTTTAGTTTCACCATCTTCAATAACTATATCTTCTCTCGCATACAAATCTATTGCAGCACTATATTTACTTCCTTTTGTTGGATTGCATTTTTCATCTAATATTTCTAGCATTTTATTTCCCTTTTATTTATATCAAATCTTCTAATAACTCTTTAACTTCTTCTGTAAAATCATACCCATCAAATCCATCTGCTTTCTTCTTGACTTTTTTAATTAACTCTTGTATTTCTACTAAATCATCATCTATTGCAGTTAAGAATAAATCATAACTTAACTCTTGTTTTTTTAACTTTTCTTGATACTTATTTAATGCGTTTTCTGTTGCACAATTCATTTAATCCTCCTAATTTTTAGCTATAAAAAATAGCTTAGGGAAATAGAAATAAGTAACTTTTCACATAAACTATACTTCTACTTCACTAAGCCATAAAATTAACAATTAAGTTGTTAAATATCGTAAGCTATTCGCTCTTTTTCTAAAGTCATTATAAGAGATATTTCTCTAAATGTAAACAAAATTTTAAAAAGTTACAAAAGAAATTAATCTGATGTAACTTTTTGTAGCAAATTAAACTTCCATAAACTCTAAATCAGGATTTTGTAATAAAAATAAACGCTTTTTTAAATTATAAACATCAGTTTTGAAACCTTTTACATCCTCGATAATTGTTTTATTATTTTGCTCATACTTAAAATCTGCTATATATTTTATCTTGCATAAAGTTTTATTATTATGTTTTACGGCTGGAATTATCTCAAATTCTGGTTGCAAAACTAAATTTTTAATAATTCCTTGCTTAGCTAATAATAACAATTTATCAAATCTTAAAGCTTCTTTTTTACTATCAAAAGTAACTGATTCACCATTTGGTAAAATTCTAGTAGTTTTAATATTTTTATACTTACTAGGCTTTTTAATCATCATCTTACAACTAAGCTTTTTTTAGTTTCGATATAAAAACCTTTTTTACTTAGTTCAGCTTTTATTTCATAATTAGCATTTTCTAATCTATCTTTAATCACATCTTTATCATAAATTTTTTCAATTTTAATTAAATCTTCTAAAGTTTCATCTACAACATCTGGAACTTTTAAACTTTTTGAAGTAGTAAAGTAAAAATTATATTCATCTGTTTTTAATTTTTGACCATCTAATAAAACATTTTGTAAGAATTTTAAATTATCTATTATTTTATTAAATTGATTTTTTCTAGCTTGTAAAGATTTAATTTTTTCATCAAGTGAAGATATTTTAGATTTATATTCTCTTTTTAAATCTTCTATATTATTTAATTTAAGCTCTTTTTTTTCATTCAAAGCTTCAATAAACTCTTTAAATTCATCTTCACTATGTAAAAATTCACCCGTTTCAGGGTCGAACTCGCTCATTTTTTCTTCAAGTTCTCTAAATGCTTGTTTAATATCAAAAGTTTTCATTTTTTACCTTTATTTGTTGTTTCTCTATCGTCTACTAAAATTTCAATCATTGCTAGAATAGTTCTTTTTTCATTATCTGCTAAAGTTTTTAACTTTTTATGTAAAGATTTTTTTATTCTTATTGTTGTAAACTCTTTAGTAATCATAATCCTCTCCTTTATCTTTATTTTTCCAATCTTCTGGGGTATTTTGAATTAATATAAGCCCGTGTTTACCTCTTGTTAGTGCTACATATTGAGCAGATAAACTAGCTCCATAAAAACTTTGATCAGTTACAACTATACAAGGTATAGACATTCCTTGACTTTTATGTATCGATCTTGCAGTTGTTACCCTTGCACTAACTATTTTATTTGTACTTAAATAGTCTTTCCATCTACTACTTCTTTCACTTGTATCTCTATGACCTTGATACCAATTTAAAAAATCTTTATAAGTTCTATTTTCGATTAAAGCATCTTGAATATCACTGTCTAAACACTCTATTGCTAACTTATCAAAATTTTTATAATAAGTTTTACAGATTTTTTGAGTTTTTAAATATGGAAATAATCTTTTAAATTTATCTTCTAATACATTATTGAATTCATCTTCTGTTCCGTCCCAAAAAAGTATAAAATGTTTATCATTCACATAAGCCAAAGTAGTATAATCTAGAACATCATTTGGCGGAAATGAAATATAACATTTATCTTCACTGCTCTCTTTTGCATAAGGCTCTATAACTGCATCTTGATGTGCGGATACAGTTATTCCAGTTTTGTTTTTGTTCATAGATAGAGTATATCCTTTATATTTACAAAAACCATAATTTGCTAATTGTTCAGTTTCATTTCTTAATATATCAATTTTTACATCTTCACCGTTGTATAAAACTTGAACATCTTTAAACTCTCTTTTGTAGTATCCATCTTTTAAACTATTTAAATCAGCTACCATTCTAGTTTCAATTATTCCAGTATTTAAACAATACATATTATGAAATTTAGTAGTTAATTTATCAGCTAAAAACTCCACAAGTGGATTTCTATATCCAACTACAGTACACTTACTATTTCTTGGTATAAAATCACAATCAGACCAATCTATACTAACAATGTTTTCTTGATTAACATAACTCATTAAATCGAAGTTTTTATCTCCACTATCCTTAAAAGCTTTAAAATCATCAAATAATTTAGTTAGTTTTGGATCTTTAGCTCTTAATGTTTTTGTTAAAGTATAGGTAACATCTACTATCTTTTCCCAATCTACTTTTTTTTCTTTAACTGGGGGTAACTGTTCACTATCCATAACAAAAAAAACAAAAGGGAAATTAGCACTTTTTATTGATTTTAATAATTTATCTCCAATCATTGAAGCTTCATCAATTATCAAAATATCTGGAACTATTCTATCACTGTCATTTTTTGATGATAAAATTAAGGCATCTTCTTTTTTTTCTGCATCTTCGTTTATCACCATTTTTAAATCAAGATATTTATGTATAGTTTGACCACCTAATGCACTCGAAGCTTTACCAGTGGAAGCAGTTACCACCAGCCTAATATTAGCTTGACTGCAATATTTTTGTAAAGCTCTTATAAGTGTAGTTTTACCGCTTCCGCTTCTTGCATCTAAAAGTGCATATTTTCTATTTTTATAAGTTTTAATAATATCTCTAAATATATAATCTTGATCATCTGTTAATGTTTGGTTTCCACCACTTATATTATTATCCATATTTTCAAACTTATTTACCAATTCACTTAATTTCATAATTTTCTCCTAAAAAGGCATTAAACAGTCTATTAATTTATCTTTTTTATTGTCAAAAATGTTTTTAAATTCTTCATAAATAAAATCAAAATCAGTTGTTTCAGCCTTATTACAAATATCTTCACTCCAATTATCTTCAATCGTGTAATATATCTTTTTGCCTTCTTTACTTAAAGCCCATATAAAGTAAAAATATTTTCCATTTGATACCGTATTACCTATTCCAGCTTGAGATAAGATAACAGATAACTCCATTATCTACTCCATTTAGACTTTTTAGGTTCTTCTTTTTCAGTTTTAGAATCTTCTTTTTTACCGCCCCAATTTGCTTTTTTAGGTTCTTCTTTTACTATTTCTTTAAATTCTTTCATTTTATCAAGCCATTTATTAAGTTTAGTAACTTTTACATTTTCATATTCACCATCAAAAAGCCCAGTTTCTGGATTAAAAAAATGTTCTATAGTTGGAGTTTCTTTACTATCTGATCCTTGAATTTCTCTAACCATTTGAACGCAAACTCCAATTTTTTTACCAATTAAGTCTGGGAATCCATCACCTTTCAAAGTTTCTTTTTCTTCTTTATCTTTATTATAAGCTTCATATTCAATTTCGGTAGGCTCAATATCAAATATCTCTTTTCCTAAAGCAATTTTAAATGCAGTATTTACAATAGTTAATCCTATATGTTGTTTTTTTACATTATTTCTTTTATCAACAAAATAAGGCTCTCCATCTCTACCAAAAATAGTAAAGTATTCTCTTGCAGTTTCTCCATCTTCATTTTTCACATCAATTACTAAGCTTACACTTTTTGAACTTTCATCTTTTGCTTCTTGTAATCTAGCACCAATAATTTCTACTTCATAAGCATTACTTACAGATATTCTACTATTTTCAAATTCTAATTCTTTTACAACTTCTACATCTTCGCTTTTTTTAATCCAACTCATTTTATTCTCCATTTATATTTTCACGATGTATATCTTCTACATCTTTATCAGTTCCAGCTATTGATAACAATGACTGCACATTATATCTAGTAAGATAACTTATTGTTGATCCCAACATCATAACCTCTGTATCAGTTTTTTTAGATACTTCAATTAGTGGAAAACTTAACTCATTAGTAATAAATTCATTTCCAAAATACAAAGTAGTTTCAACTTTTACCCAAGGAATATCACCTCTTGTAAATACTATAGGACTGCTGTTTATTGCTAATCCATTAGAGCTTAAAACTGGTAATGCAATTTCATATATTTTTGATAATGTTAAATATTTAAAATTGTATCCAGACTTATCAACTTGAAAAAGTTTTAATTCTTTATGAGCTTTACTTAAAGCTTTTGTAAGATTTTCTATATTTTCACTTCTTTTCAAATTGTCCTCCTTTTTAAATTATCCTAAATGGATAAAAGAAGTATATAAAAATATTCCTTATATATACCTTAAGGAATAAAATTTATACCTAAATATTTCTTTTTGCACTTTTAAAACAAGCCATTAGCTCATTAAATGGTATTCTTCCTCTTTGGTCATTCTCTGCAATAACAAAATCTAGAATAACTTGTTCATCTAAACCATCTTTTAATAACATACAAATTACTTTAAACATACAATTATTTCTATTCCCTTTCACAAACTCATCATTTAAAATGCTTATAGCACCTTTCAAATAATATTCAGTATCTGTTATATTATTTTCCTGCTCTAATACTTCACCATACTTATTAATCCAAACTCCTGTTAATTCATTTAATATAAAAACTTCATCTATGTGTTTTATAGGTTCTTTTTCTACTTTTGGAGCTTCAAAAAATGTTTTATAAAAGGATAATGTTTTAACTGGATACTTTACACCCTCATTATAGTATGTATAAGCGTCCACAGGGCTTGAATAGAACAATCTTGATACATTTCTACAAGCTGAGTCTAAAAATGGATATATGGTTAATATATCACTGTAAATTTGTTCTATCTGTTGTCTGATAAAAATAGTTTTTTCTAATTGTAAAAATACTCTAAATCTATCACAAACTAAATCATTTTTTAACTTTTGGTGACTTTTGGTAGTAATTAGGAAAAACTCAAATTTGCTAAATAATTGTTTTGCTTGTTGAATAGTACAACCATCATCAATATCTAAAATCAATAAATCAACAAAACCATCAAAATTTTTATCATTTCTAACTTCATTTTTCAACTTACAAGCCACATAATGAAAACCACTTTTTACAATATTTTCTAAATCTCCAAATTCTAAACTATTGTAATGTTTATATCCATTTGTGTTTTTAATATTTGAATGATTAGAAATAGTTAGGTTCATTTCTTAATCTTTCCAGCCCAAACACTAGCTTTACTGATTTGATTTTGATTTTTATCTTTTGACCAATCTTGTAATTTTTCTATTTTGTGAGTTTCCCTATTGTATTCAGTAATAATTCCTTTTTTTTGATTTTCTTCAAATATCCTATTTTTTTCGCAATACATTAACCTTTTAGTAGAATTTTCTTCACCCTCTACTAATTGAATAAATAAAGATACATCACTTTCATATTTTAGATTATTACCTCCAGCAAATTCAAAATTTTTATTAACACTATCGTATTTAGAAACTTGAGCTATTATAATAATTAAAACTCCTAATTCCTTTTTCATTGTTGCCAACATATCAGTAAGCTCTCTCATTTTTGATTTCTCATCTTCATTATTTGTATAAATAGATAAAAAACTATCAATAACAAAAGCACCAACTCCATCTTCTGCTCTTATTTGTATTGCTGTTGCTAAATCTTTAATATCTCTTGAGCTAAAATCAAGTGTGATATTATCTTTATATTTACTTTGAACTATTGATTTTAATTTATTTTTTGCACTTGGATGTATTTCATTAAAAAACTGAACATCACCCATTTCAAAGCTAAAAAACTGAGTTTTTACATCTTGTTTTGCTAAACTTGAAATTATTTGCAAAGCTAAAGTTGTTTTTCCAACTGCACTATCTGCACCGATAGATATCAAACTGTTTTGATAAACTCCTTTACCATTAAAAAACTCATTATCTAATGCATCTATTCCTAACTTGTAATAGTGATGTAAAACTTTTCCATCTATATCTTTATCAAGAATACTATCCATTCTTTCAAAAAATTCACTTATAGTTTCATAAGCTCCTATTCTACTTGATCTTTTATCTTCAAAATATTTCTCAATTTCTTTTTTTAATTGTTCTTTTTCTTTTTGCATAGCTTTAATATTTTTCACATAATCAGTATCTGATTTATATTCCATAGTATTGGCTACTTCTATTCTTTGACTTATTTCAAAACTTAAAGCTCTATATCTTTGTTTTTTTTCTATCATTATATATCCTTTTCAATTTCTTCTATAAAACATAAGAAGTCTGCATCATCTGTATTTAATGCATCATCTAAAACATCTTGGCTAACTTTATTTAATGCTTTTAGTAATGGCTCATCTATATCTTTACCAAAAAGATTATATAAACATTTAGGAGAAAAACCTAAAGTTGAATTTCTTACATAACAAAAAATAGCTTTAAGATTATATTTTTTTAATAAATTAATAAATCTTTCTTTAGTTTTCCCTTTATCATTATTCTTTCTAGGGTTTCCATCTTTTGTTTTAATCTCTTTTAATCTTTCGCTATGAATAGTCCATATAGTGTTGAAAGCTTCATCAATTTCAAAATCAGACAAAAGAGCGTTATCGACAGATGACGCATTATTATCACTATCTACATTATCATTATCTACTGTATCACTATCTTTAGTTGTAGGTCGTACGATATTCGTATTACATTCGTACGAATCTTTTTTAAACTCTTCTAAACATAAAGTATCAACATCTTGTTTTAATGTTTGTAAATATGTTTTTGTTTTTAATAAAAGTTCTTTATTTAATGTATTGACATCTTTTTCTTGAATCTTTATTTGTTTAGATATCGAGTTTCTTGTGACATTAAAGCCAAAATATAAAACTAACTTTATATCCATTATTTTTGTATATTTTGAGACTGTAAATTGAATTGCACCACCAGTAAATTGTTCAGGAGTGTAATTTGTTTTTGCAAGTATAATTTTATCTATTAGCATTTGTAAGTCCTAGTTGTTTATTAAAAAATAATGATTTATAAAAAGTGAATTGGCTTCTCATTTTTCAACTCCACAAGTCCATTTTTTCTTTTCTTTTGTATTAGTTATTTTTTTTGTATGAATACTAAAGTCTGTTGTGCCTAGCAAATCATATATATCATCATATTGTTCGGGTGAATATCCTTTAAATTCTACTTCTATCTTTTCATACATTTTACTTATAGATTCCGATATTGAATCACTTTCAACAACTGTAAGATAATTTTCATCTATTTTTAAAGAAAAACAAGAATAGTTATTAAGGTCTATTTCGGGAGTTTTGTTTTCATCTAATGTAAAATTCATATCTATCAATAAATTTTCAATAGGTTTTAATTTTGACATTAAATATTTTTCACAATTATCTAGTATGATCTTTTGACTATCTTTACTTCTTTCATAAAAATCTGAAAAACCTATATTTTCAACATTCCATAAGTATAGTTCTGTTGAAGTTTCGTATTTACCTTTTAAATGAGTAGCTATTCTACTTGCCAGATTTATAGATTGTCCGACATATAAACAAATATCATCTTTAAAAATCGCATATACTCCTGCAATTTTGCGATTTAATTCACTATGTTCTTGTAGGTTTAAAACATTGTTTAACTTAAAATAAAGCACCTTTTGTTCAAAGTCTTTCCATTTGTGTATTTCTGTATACATCTTTTTGCCTTTTTGTGCCGGCAACAATTAAATTTAAAGTATATGATTGGTAAATTGAAAGATTCGGCGGGTCTTTCACAATATACTTAACCAAGCCAAGCGCCCCGCCAGAGTTATTGACTTGACTTGGTTAAATATAAAGCTTAACAATTAGTATTCTGTATTATACAAAAATAATCATAAAACAATACTTAAAAAACCACATCATCACATTAATTATAAATTTTGGGATTATTCGATATGATTAAAAAAGAAAAATCACCCCGTCGATATTAACGACGAGATGATAAAAAAAGGAGACACCTTGAATAGGTGTTAAGAATTGTAACACATTTTTAAATATTTCTACTTAATTGAGATTTTAATTGATTTAATTGGTTGAATTTTATATAATTGGAAAAAGGATTGATATGATAAAACTTGAAGAAACAGCAGAGCATATAAGAACTCTTGAGAAGAAAATCAATAATCTACATACAGCTTTAAACAAAGCAAACAAAAGAAGAAAAGCACAAGCAGAAGAAATTAATCGTTTATTAGCTAATAAACAAGCTGTAAGCGATTTAAAAGATAAATATGATAGATTGGAGCTTGATTATGTTGAAATGCGTTCTAGCTTAAATAAAGAGCTTTTAGAGCATAAGGCTATTATTAAATATTTAGAGGGAAAATTAAAATGACAAAACAATTAACAAAAGAACAATTTAGACAAATGGCGTTTCCAATAGTTGATGGGAAAAATGTAATACCTGCAAAAATGGAGTTATCTCCTAACAATATTGGAATGATTAACGGTAATGTTTATAAGATTGAGATTAAAGAGTTTGAGGATTTAGTTACACTGGAAAAAATCAATGACAACTAATCAAAAGAATCATATATCTAACGCTTTAATGTTTATGTGTAGATATTCATATCAGAGGAAAACATCTGCTGATATGGCGTCTGTATCTGCTTTAAAAGCATTATGGGAGTTTGTACCTGACAATCAAAGAAGATTAATAATTGATGAGATTAAAACAGAGATTGAAGTGATTGATAATGATACTTTTTTATGGGATGATTTTTTAAAGTGGGCGGAAAATTATTAAATTTAGGTAACAAAAAGTAACATTATAACTCTTTTTTAGGTACAATAAGAATAAAAAAAGAGTTACTTTGATGTCTAAAAATAATGAGTTAGTAAATATCTATTACGATTTGTTTGAATATTTAGATAGTATGGAATTATTTATTGACGCAATTAAGCATTTCACAAAGACACCTAAGTTTAAAAGTGCGATATTAGTACAATTAGAGAATTTGAGAATGCTTAAGTT